ACCGGCCTGTTCGACAGAACCAGCCTGAGTAAATCCAGTGCTAAACGGTGCCAGAGCAGCCTGCTGTGCGCCATAGCCACCTTGTTGCAAGTTCAGTGCACCACCAAGCAAACCTTGACCGAAGGTTACTTGTTGTTGTCCTGCTTGCTGTGCCTGAGCAGCCAACTGAGCATTGCGCTGTTGCTGGGCATTGTAGAAGGCTTCTAGAGCAGGATTAGCAGCCCGTAAGCCAGGAGCACCACCAGGAGTCTCGCTAGTAGCACCCATAGCCAGCCCACCAGTGCCAGTACGGAACAGACGATTCTGCAACTGTGCTAAAGCACGCTCATCTGACGGAGCAAGCAGTTCTTGCTGCTGAGTCATGTAGCGTTGTGCAGCAGCCTGCGGAGACTCTGCAACATACTGCTGTCCTAAGTTAAACAAGCCTTGAGCAGCTTGGTTGACTTGCCTCTGAAAGCCTTGCTGCTGCTGTGCCTGTTGCAGTGCACCACCGGAGATACCCAGCAGTGCCTCACGCATAGCAGCCACATCAGGAGCAACCTGATAGCCAGCACCAATCAGCCGACCACTGGGATCGTACTGAAAGCCACTACGACCAAAGCGAGTGGTGACACCTACAGGACGGAACTGAGCCTGCTGTGCAGCCATTTGTCCTGCTTGCTGGGCAGCATTAGCAGCTTGATTGGATGCATAGACATTACCTGCGGTATTAATTAAACCACTCAGTAAGTTCGTATAATTGATTCCAGCAGCAGGAGTACCACCAGCAGCATTGAAACCAGCCTGCATTGCTGAAGGAACTGTACTATTGCCGAATAAAGAAAGATCAGCCATTAGTAGGTACCTCCATCAATAGTACCATTGAAGGTTCCAGACAGGGTTAGATTCACCATCGTAGTAGTTCCTGTATGTGCTCCGTTGTTAGAATCAGGCTTAGAAGCAACTGCGGAAGCAATATTGTTGTATTCCGTATCAATTTCTGTGCCCTTGATGATCTTAGCGGGGTTACCAGAGACAAGACCATCCTTAATCGCAAAGTTAGTTGTTTTCGTGTAATTGCTCATTACCTCGTCTTCCCTACTTTAGTAAATACATCAAGTTTCTGGATTGAGATTGGTCGGGTGTTCACAGTTGTCTCAAAACCCAACTGAATAACCTTACCTGATCCACCAATATTGATGATCTTGTTGTCAAATGCAGAACCACCGTATTCACCGATGTTGTACTCTGCAATATTGTACTCTGCTACAGCAGCATTAGCCAGTGAGAACTGTCTACTGTTCAAAATGTCACTGTAGTCGTAACCGAACTTAAGAATAACAGGATAACCCTGTCCACCGATTGTTGTGATTCCCACCTTCTTCATGATCTTCAGGGCCGTAGGCACACCGAAGTCAAAGTAGTTAGTGTAATACTTCATTACATAAGTATCGGTATTGTCTTTGTAGGTATCGTACTTAGCAATGTATCCGAGCTTACCCATCAATAAGTCTTTGTTACGGGTATAGCACAGAGCAGAAGGAATGGCACCATCCCAAGTTGTTGCCCTAGCAGCCCCGTTAGGCAACTGCATCCGTAAGTCAAAGCAGTAGACAACATTTGTTAACGGGAAGGTTATGATGTAAAAACCTTCTTTGTCAGAGTGTGCTGCCTTGATGTTGATTGCTGTTTCAATCGACATTGCAGCCACCAAGTCATCCCGCACATTGGCACTGATGTCCCGCAGCGGAGCAGACTTCTCTTGGATTGTTCGCATCAGTGACTTCACGCCACTGTCCGACAGGAAATACACATCTGAGCCCGTTGTTACCACAGAGTCCCGTGCAAAGCACCCAACACCTGTGATAGCGTCTTGTAGGCCCATTGAGGCAGGTTCCTGGGCATTGTTGTAGATCAGGATTTGCCTACGACCAAACACGATCAGGAAGCCGTTATGAGCCGCTAGAGCCACAATCTCATCTGCACCAGCAGGCCATACTTGGCTCAGGTCTAAAGTGCCTGCTGTGCCCGTAGACAGTACATGACCTGCAAGCAAATCAGAGAACTGTATGGTTGTCTTGTTTGTAGTATTCGTGGCAGACCATGTACGACCATAGGCACTGATCACACAGTTGTTGTTTGAGACGGTACCGACATAGCCAGACTTCTCAGACACACGCCTGTAGGTCGTGGACGACACCGCAGGATCAAACACCAAAGGATCGTGACCCTCCTGATAGATGTACAGGACACCGTTCAGCGGAGCCATCTGCCAGTCATTAGCAGTGATCGTAGGGGCTGTACCGCCACCACCGTAGGTTAGTTCAGACAGTGTGCTACCAGACAGCTTAAACAGCTTATTGTTACCAGCAGCGACAATGTATGATGTTCCGTCATTAGCAATCAGTTCAGCAATGCTTTCAACTGCATTAGAACCAAGAGCACCCAGTGTGCTGTGCGCTGGAGTCCAACCCTTACGAGCACCGATACGACCAAACTTGTCAATAACACAGTTGGTTGCTACGGTGGCGTAGCCAGACTCCAGAGACACCACACTATCCTGCGTGTTCAGGCCATAGAAGCCTGGAGCAGAAATAGATGTAGTTAACAGTTTTGCAACCATTATACATCCGTCCAAGTCACTTGTTCATCGTACCGATTAGATTCCAGTGCAATAGCATCTGCTAACGACAGACGATACTTCTGGTACAGTTCAGAGAACGACTGTCCACCATCTTCACCTCGTTCAGCCACAGCATTGGCATGAGCCAACATCTGAACCAAATGTGGAGGAACCTTTACAGTATCAGCGTTGTTAGCTAAATCTGCCTGTGGAATGTAAAGATTGAATCGTAATGAATAAACTTTATCAGGCTGAGGCCAGACTTCGACAGAAGTATCACCGTTGTTGTCTAGTCCCTTAAAGTTGTAGTAGATCGGAGCAGCATTTTGGACAGTAGCCAGATAGTACTGTCTTTCAATCCAGTTACCATCAGCCTGCTGCATGTTAACATCTTCTGTGTCGTTTAAGACATCAGCAACCCTGAACCTACGACCAGAGCCTGTCAGTGTGTATTCACGCTGTCCGGCCACTGTCGGCAAGACAATCGTGGACTCTAAGGCACTCCACTGATAAGCATCTTCAATTTCACGCTTTGCGTCATTGACTAAGACACCAATCAAAGAACTATAAGGAGTGTCACCTACAGAGGACACAGTAGTTTCTCTTAATCGTATAAGAACATTATTAACTAAATCTAAGTAAGTAGTAAGCATTCTTATAGTTCCTTTATGCTATACAGTTATTATAGCCTTGTTGTCGAAAGCTGTCAAGCATTATTTTTATCAGTGTTGTAATTTAGCAACAAGTTGTACGAAAGCAAAGATGACAACTACGATTGCCCAAGCACCCATGCCCATGTTCACCCATCGTTCAACCTTACGGTCAACTTTGTTGTACTTGTGGTCTAGTTCTTCTGTCTTGTCTTCCAGGGCAGTGATACGAACACCTTGTGCTGTCTGACGCTCTTCAACGAGGATCAGACGAGTTACAGCATCAGTAAGTTTGTCTACTTTTGTTTCTATTCGTTTCAAATCCTCGTTGAATCCAGCGTCCATTTTACTTCATCTTCTTCTTGGGTTTAGACATGCCAGCCTCAGACAGAGCAATCGCCACAGCCTGCTTACGACTCTTGACAACAGGGCCTTTTTTGCCACTGTGCAGAGTACCTTCTTTGTACTCTTTCATAACCTTACCAACTTTGTCTTGCTTCTTCATGCTTTCTCCTAAAGTTTGTTTAAGACGCTATCCCACACATGGTAGCAGAGCACTAATAAGAAGATGATTGCAGTTAAGTAAAAACCATTAGCAATCATTTCCTTCTTACGCTGCTTAGCTATCTTAGCAGCATGGTCCCGCTGACGCTTAATCTTAGTTCTTTCAGCCATCATAGAGCGATAGGCTTCTTGTCCGTACACACCGGCTATAAGAATATACAGTTCATATTCCATTTTAGCCAATCGTTCTCGGTGTAGTACGATGTCTAAGGCTTCCTGTTCAATTGATCCTTTACCAAGAAATTTACCTTTCTTGAGGTCACTTTCCTTTTTGGCAGCACTTTCGTTGAAGGACTGGACAGCCGAGTACCATTTACCAAGCTGTCCTGCAACACTTTCAATTTCTTTGCCAGCCTTTACGAGCTTCTGTACGGTGTTAAATGCCGTAACAGCTACTCCGAAGGCTGTAACTGGATCAATCACTTAAACCCCCTACGGTACAATAGGAGCTACTTCTTTGTGATTGGGGTCTTTAGGCCATACAACCTGCCAAGGGAAGCCTTCCTGAGATGAAATATCCCGTAGTGCTTGCCTATAAGTGGCCCAGTCTTGGCTAAGGGGCGTAGAAGTCTCTACTGCCTTGATAACCATCCAGTCACATGAAGCAAGTAAACGATCACGCTGTGCGCGAACATTTGCAGCTTCACTAGCGGTTGCAGCGTCTAGTTCCTCTTGCGTCTTTGCCTGCACCGCCACGGTATAGACGGTGCCGCCCTCGACGTAGGGCGCAGCAGGCACCAGCTTCTCGGTCTTGCTGTTGTGGGCCTTCCACACCGTCACGCCCATGCAGCCCTGCTCGCCCAGAAACTCGGCGCTGGGGCCACTGGGCGGGAAAGAGGTGCCGGGGAACAGCTCGCGGTAGTCCGCGACCGTGATGTTGTCGCCTTGAATCTTTGCGATGAGCATGGTCACTCCTTAATTGGTGGGGAACGGCGCGCTGGGCGGCGTGAAGTTGGCGGTGTACCGGGCAACGCCCTTGGTGATGCGGAGGTCGTCGATGTAGCCTAAATAGGCGTATGTGTTGCCATCAACCCCGGACTGCCCACCAGTGGGGCCAACATAAAACTTGGATGGCCCGATTGAATTGGTATAGGTTCCGGAAACAATAGAAGTCCCATCCTTGTAGATCGTCACGGTATTGCCGCTCCTAACCCAAGCGATGTGAGTCCAAGTATTGCTAGACACCCCCGAGCCTGAAATATCCGTTTGCCCGTTGCTTCGAAACTCAATGGACGAAGTGCTAACAGACA